CTGGTGAACAACGGCGCTGCACTGGTCATGCAGAACACGGTGGAGAACAACACCTCCCTCACGATCTCCACCCAGAAGCACGTCGCATTCAGCTTCAACACCGCCGACCTCACCATGAGCATCGACGACTTCTCCGCCCGCTACATCGAGCCGGCAGCGACCGTGCTCGCAGCCTCGATGGAGAGTGACGCAATCCGCACCTGCTACGCCGCGACTTACAACGAGGCCCTCGTCACCGGCCCGCAGGTGTTCAAGAACGTGCTGACCGCGCGCAAGACCCTGCTGGACAACCTCACGCCGCAGTCGCGGCAGTGGCAGCTTCGCATCAACACCCAGGACAACGTCGACATGGTCGACACCCTGAAGGGGCTGTTCCAGCAATCCACCCAAATTGCCCGGCAATACACCGACGGCGTCATGGGCCTGTCGGGCGGCTTCGAGTGGGCGGAGAACACCCATCTGTCGCTGTTCGCGGGCGGTGCGCGCTCGGCCGCATACGTGCTCAACGGCGTGCCGGCATCCGGCGCCACAACGGCAGTGGTCGCCACCGGCACAGGTGCCATGGTGCCAGGCGACATCTTCACCATCGCAGGCGTGTTCCGGGTCCACGGCGAGACCAAGGTGGTGACGAATGTGTTGCAGAATTTCGTGGTGACGCAGGCGTTCGCGGGCGGTGCCGGCACCATCAGCTTCGCACCCGCCATGGTCTACGACCCGACCAGCGGCTACCAGAACGTCTCGGCAGCACCTGCCACCAATGCCGCGCTGACGTTCTCCACCGCCGCGTCCACCAGCCACGGCATGTCGCTGGCCTATCATCCCGACGCCTTTACTTTCGGCACCGCAGACCTAGTGATGCCGAGGGGCGTCGACATGGCAAGCCGCGCCGTGAAGGACGGACTGTCAGTCAGGATTGTCCGTCAGTATGATATCAACAACGATTTCTTACCATGTCGCGTGGATGTGCTTTACGGCGTCGCGGCGATCCGCCCGCAGATTGCATGTCGAGTTACTGCAAATTAGGAGCCACCCCATGTCGTCCTCTGTCCCCGGCACGGTCTATCCCATCGGCCAAGTTCGCACCTTCGAGACCGAAGTGGCGGCCGGTGCCGGGGGCACGCAGGACGCGGCAACGCCGCTCACCGCAGCCTTCAACCGCGTCACGGTGGTCGCCTCCGACGGCGACAGCGTGGCGCTGCCGCCAGCGGTCGGCGGCCAACTGCTGGCGATCGTCAACACCGATGCGTCGAACTCCGTCAACGTCTGGCCGGCAATCGGCACCAACGACACGATCGACGGCGGTGCCGACGACAATATTCTGCCCACCCGCGCGCATCAGTTCGCCTCGTTCGGTCCCGGCCTCTGGCACGTCGTCGCGACCACATAAAGGAACCACGCCATGGTCACTCGTGTTGCTTATCCCACCGGCCGTGTCACGGCGTTTAGTGCCGGCGTCGGTCTGAACGATATCTCGCTGCTGGCCACCGGCAACGGCTGGTCCGGCGCCTCGCTCACCGCGCATGCCGGCGGCGGCCAGGCAGCGGCGACCCCGCTGGACAGTGCGCTCAACTTAATCGCGGTGTGCGCCACAGCAGGCGACAGCGTGTTGCTGCCGCCAGCGATGGGCGGGCAGACCATGTGGGTCAGCAACGGCACCGCCGCCGCATCGCAGGTGTTCGGCACCGGCACTGACACCATCAACGGTGTGGCCGGCTCCACTGGCATCTCGCTCGCCGCCGGCAAATCCACGGTGCTGATGTCGCCGATCCAGGGCGCCTGGTTCAGCGTGATCTCGGCATAGCGTGCCATGCCGGGCCTGAACACCACCGGCGACCTGATCAGCTTCGCGCTGAAGACGTGCGGCGTGCTCGGCATCGGCCAGACCGCGCAGGCGGAGGACAGCAACGACGCGCTGGTGCTGCTCCAGGTCACGCTCGCCGGCTGGCAGCGCAAGCGCTGGCTGGTGCCCAACCTCACCGACGTGGCGCTGCTGTCGACCGGCGCCGCGAGCTACACCATCGGTGTCGGCGGCGACTTCAACGTGCCGCGGCCGGATCGCGTCCTGAGCGGCTTCTTCCGCATGACGATCACCACCCCGCCGCAGGTCGACATCCCGATGTCGGTCATCTCGACGCGGGAGGAATACAACCACGTCGTGCTCAAAGGGCTGAGCACGTTTCCCGCGGGCGTGTTCTACGATTCGGCGTTTCCGATGGGCGTGCTCCACTTCTGGCCGGTGCCGCCGGCCGGCGAGTTCGAGATGCACCTCACGCTCAAAAGCGCGCTGCCGGTGTATGTCGGGCTTACCGATCCGATCAACCTGCCGCCGGAATACCTCGAGGCGCTGCTCTACACGCTGGCGGTCAAGCTGGCGCTCAACTACGGATTGGACCCGCGGCCGGGGCACGTCGCGGCTATGACCAGCGCGATACAAACCATCAGGCTGGCGAACGCGCAGATACCGGAGCTGCCAATGCCGGCGGCAGTCGTCAACCGGCGCAGCGGCACCTCGGTCGCGGCCGGCTCGAGCGGCGCGTTCAACACCGGCTGGTGGTAATTGCCCGACGACAACCCGCTGCGGCCGCCGGGCAGCTTCAGCGATGCAGACAATCCGCTGTCTCCGACCGGCATCGATGCCTTCAACAAGCTGGGGCTGGGGTTTCTCTACGCGCCGAAAGACCCCGCAGCCTTCGCTGGTGCCGGCGCGGGAGCGACGCGCGCCAATCCACTAACACCCGACGAGGCACCTGGTAGCGGCGCCAAGCTGGTGATGAACCCCGACGCGCCAGGGTTCGATTCGCGGGTCTCGACCCGGATTCCTACTGCGGTAGACGTCGTGGCCAAGGCCGACCCGCACCAGACCGGTGATCTTCAGATCGGCCTCGATAGCATCGTTGGTACCTCAGCCGAACCGAAGGTCGCAGCCAAACTGCAGGACTATCCCGACGTGCCGACAGAAGGGGCCACCGACAGTAAGGGCACGTTTGCGGCGGCGGTGACCCACATGAAGGACAACATGCGGTGGATTTATGACAATATGGACCCCGCAGTGCGCGATACCGCCATGAAGTGGTACGACGGCGCCAACAGCATGACCAAAGACCTGGCCGACCAATACGGCGTAACGCACGCGGGGGTCGCGGCACTGACCGCCAGGCTCAGTCCAGGCACCGACTGGTATCAGAACTACAGCATGGCGAAGCGTATCCTCGGAATTGACGCTAGCAGCGACAACGCGATGGCAACGCCCGAGATGAACGAGCGGCTCAACTCCTACATTGCCGGGCAGAAGGTGGACGCAGCCAAGATCGACATGCAGGCGGCGTATGACCGCATCCAGGCGACGCCATACGGACAACTGACCGATCCCCTGGACCGCGCGATGTGGATCAGGGCCTCAGACGAGGCGAAGACTTCTGCCGATCCGACCAACGGCTATTATCCCAAGATCCATCCGGACGGCTACGAAATGGACCCCGCCCAGAATAAGGATGGCAGCAACAAAACGCTGGGTTGGCAGTCGTTCGACAACATCGCCACCGGTCTGGACATGCTGGACAATCCTGAGTTGTCGAATATCAGCCAGGGGTTGGGCGGCAACCACAAGATCCGCTCGTTCTACAACAACATAATCTCGCCGAATGCAGGCGGCGACGTGACGGTCGACACCCACCAGATCGGCGCGGCGCATCTGATGCCGCTCGGCTCCAACGACCCGGTAGTGGCGACCGGCATGACCGGCGCGCCGAAAGCGAACCAGACCGGCTCGACAGGCCTTTACGGGGTCTACGCCGACGCGACCAGGCGGCTGGCTGCGGATCTTGGCGTCCTGCCGCGCCAAGCACAGAGCATGACCTGGGAAGGGCTGCGATCCCTGTTCCCTTCGGAGCTAAAACGTAATAAAAGCTTCGTTGAGGGCATCCGCAACCTGTGGAGTGATTCAACCAATGCCGCAGCCACCAGAGACCAAATCGGCCAGCAACGCCTTGACCCCGCCACTGGCAAAATCCCCGCACCAGATTGGTTCAACCCCGGTCCTTGAGCGCATGAAGGCTGCCGGCATCCCACTGACGCGGGAGAACTACATTGCCTATGCCTGGGGCGGCACGCCGCCTGAGGAATGGTCCGCCGAGCACGAGGCGGATCTGCCGGAGATGTTCCAGCACAAATGAGCCGCATCGCCCTCACCGGCGGCGCCTACAGCGCCCGCAGCGTGATCGCCGCCGCACAGCGCTGCGTCAACCTCTACGAAGAGCCGATGCCGCAGGCGCAGGGCGAGCCGTCGCAGTCGGCGCACTACCCCACGGCAGGCCTCCGCCGCCTCGCCACCATCGGCAGCGGGCCAATCCGCGGCGGCCGGCGCTGCACCAACGGCGCCGTCTACGTGGTGTCCGGCTCCGGCGTCTACAGCGTCGCTCCAGACTGGTCGGCAACGCTGCTGGGCAACGTGACCGCCGGGCCCACAACGCCCGTCAGCATCGCGGATAATGGCACCACGGCGGTGGTGGTCGACGGCTCGCCCAACGGCTGGACGATCGACCTCGTCTCCAATGCATTCGCGCCGCTGCCGAAGACGATCCCGCAGTTCCAGGCGACCGCCGGGACCGTCGCCGCGGCCGGCACCGGCTACGCCGTGGGCGACACGCTGAGCGCGTCCGGTGGCACGCTGATGCCGGATCAGTCGGCGATCAATGCCAAGATCCTCACGATCGACAGCAACGGCGGCGTGACCGGGCTCGATACGCCGGTGCCAGGCTCCTACTCGGTCAAGCCCGTCGATCCGACGCCGACCACGTCCACCGGGCCCGGCTCCGGCTGCACCGTGCATCTGACCTATACCGACCTCACCGCGGATTCGCTGTTCGCCGGCGCCGACAAGGTCGACTACCTCGACACGTTTTTCCTGTTCAACAAGCCCGGCACGCCGCAATTCTATATCTCAGGCAGTCTCGACACGACGTTCGATCCGCTCGACTTCGCCAACAAGGAGGCA